GGGAATTTATTCGCGAGGTAATGCTCAGATGCACGTAAATATTTTGATATTAGTACCATCTTTTCAATGGATCCAATATCTGAAGTTTACTACTTCTGCTTATTACTTCGTGTAAGACGGAATAGACGAGCGGCTAAAAGAGGAGTTGGTTTCTTATCCAACTTTCTCTTTGTTCCGATTTGCTCCGGAAGTCTCACTTCAGGTAACTCTAGTTTTGATCGCATCCAATTAGTTAGCAGATAGTCAGGTAAGATACTGACCAAAGGTAACCTATCTAAATAGGTTAAGAGAGATAATGCATCTCCCCTAACAATTGGAATACGACGTCTAAAGTAATCTGAGAGAATAATCTCAAAAGTGGAATAAAGCTTTAATGGTGTATTAGAGAAGGTGCTAAACTTCAATGCTACATCTTTCAGCTCTTTCACCAATAAGATCTTCCGTCTGCGTTCTAGGTTATCTAAGTCGGCTAAGAAGGATTTTAGTCTTTGTCGTTCCTGACCAAGGAACTTCATTAACGGCTCGGACTGGCTAGGTGTTATATTGTAATCACTTACAATATCCTCCTTTTTCGGTACGAGTGAGTCCACTCTTAACCAACTAGAAACATTTAAAGGCGTAGACCCTCACGGGCTTAACCTTCAAATACCTATAGTAGCAAGTTTTCGGTTCAGATCGGAGAAAGATGCAGACAGGTGTCCACGAACTCTGTACCCTAGACCTAAGAAGCCAGCTACGGAAGCAATACCCATTTGATATTTATTTATAAATGTGGTAGAGCTCTCGAAGTTAACTAAAGCAGCGACCATTTCCTTAAAAGGAACTGGGCTACAATCAACTTTTCCAACATAGAATCGTTTCGCAAATTCAAGAACACCCTTTCGGGATACTAATGATTTGTGAACTCCGATTTCCACGCCGATCAGTGACATCAGTCTAAGATACTCATTCGCAACGTCCCCGTTACATATAACTCCGTCATCACCTAATACCGCATAATCTCAGAAGGTTCCCCACTGGAATCCTCTCCTGTACGCTGCTCAATGGATTATAAAGTGATGTGTAATCGCGAGCATTGCCCATGAGGACAATGCTCCCATCGGTTGTCCAACCTCGTAATTAACCGAGTGAGGATATATCGTTGGTGCGATTATACCTTTCGATAATTTATCTGGTAGGACGTAGTCTCTATCAACTAGTAGGGACTTCCATGTAAAACCTAAAGTAGATTTAAACATCTCATTTAGGATACATGCTTGAAGATCTACTGGTAACCTATCTGTAGCTGCAGATAGATCATAACACCAAAATTTGGTGTTCCCTGCATCTATCAATCTCTTAATAGGAGCAAGCTGATCAAAGGTACCATCCGATGGTAGTTTTGCTAGTAGTCGGAAGAGTGCGTCATGCAATGGAGATAATGCCCATTGTGTTCAACACTCAACCATAGCAAATACTCTCACTTTCCCTGCGGGCTCTACTTTAAACCCTAACTTTCCGCAAGCTAGATCATTATCACTAGACATTGCAGGTTTAACATAATCCCAAAGATTCTTTAAAATCTTGTCATTATGTAAGTTAAGGAATATTTCGAATGCCCCTACGGGACCATTTGATATCAAGGCAGAACCCCCGGTTGTAATCCCGAGAGGGGACCAAGATACTTTGTCTTTTCCCGTCTTAATCGAAGGTGTGGACTTGTTCAGAGGTAAGAAACCTCCGAAATCTAACTTAGGTGGTGTCTTCACTTTTAGTGATTTCACGAGAAATGAATCAATTGCTTGAAATATTTCTTTCCAATCATTAACATGAATTGGAATCCCAGGTTTAGTAATCGTTCCCAACTTTAAAGGAGAATCAACCGTCAGTATTCGATAAATCGAAAACCACGATAGTCATATCCTTATGATGGTAGTATTACCTCTCCGTATTAGATCTCTATGCTGTCTAGGTATACTAACTGGTATACCTGTCCGGTCCGTTCTAACCCCATGGCCTAGCAACCAGCTAGATCCAGGAGTTCCGGCTACCGCCTGCATAAGTAAAACGTAGCTATTCTTTGTATAAAGAATAAGCCCCCGTTTACCTTGTTTGCGGTAAATCCGATGAAAGATACGACAGGCTACGACAGCAGAACGCGCTAATGCAGAAGTATTACCTCCACGGATTACAAAATTGATCTTTAACAATCAATTTATAAATCCGCTACCACCATTTCTAGTGATAATACCACTAAGTCTACGTACAGCTTTCTGAACATTACTTAAGTTTTGTTTCTGATTGCTCATATTTTATTAATTAAGTATACTTCACTCCGCTTCTTTAGCTAAGTATGCACGGCCA